CTTCACCAACATCGAGCCCGACCTGACCTTGCTCAGCCGGGATCGGTGGAAGATCTGGACCATCGAAGACATGGACCTTGTGCCAGTTGTGCCAACCGCTTAAAGGAAATATAGATTGGCACATGGGATTTCGGGGTAGTGTTACAGGCCGAAGGCCGCCCGAAATCCCATTCGGCTTTTCGGCCTGATGGGAGAGTCCGGCTCCCCCGGACGCCTGCCCTCGCGCAGCGAGGCAGGCCCCTGTTCGGCCCCTCGAGCCTTTTTTTCTGTTGAGGTGTATAAACCGCCGAAGCATGACCTATGCTCGACGACCCTACCGAGGCCGAAGCCTCACGACGCGAGCGAGAGGCACTACCCGTAAGGCTGCGCGCCCTACTCGACGCCGTGCAGTCCCTGTGCGGTCTCGTTTTAAGTCGCGCGTTGCGACGGTTCTCCGCGCGCATACGGAGACCAAGATGATTCAGCACTTCTTGGCGACCGATGCTCCTGTCACCGGCGGCGGGTTGTACATCCCGCTGGTGGGACAGAACAACGGCTTTACGATTAGCAACGTACTCGGTACGCTGGGACTTGGCCTGGTCCAAGGGTCCCAGGCGAATCAGCGGATAGGGGCGAAGATCAGCCCTACTCGCCTGAACTTGAAGTTCTTCGTGAAAAGCGCCACATACGACGCGAACCACAACTTCACGCAAGTGCCGTTTGAGTTTCACATCCTGTTGTGGAAGAAAAAGAACAATCCGGACGGTGACCCCAATTCGATTCTGTTCGACACGAACAAATCGGAGACGTACATCGACGGTAGTTCCGACCGGTCGATGCTTCAGTGGAATACGCACGACTACGTGATTAAGAAGCACATCGTGCGCCGTTTGAAGCCACCTGTCGTGCAAGTCAACTCGACGAACACGCACATTAACGACACTTACGGAAGTTCGTCGAATCCCTTCTTCGTGCGCGTCGGTTGTAATGTCAAGGTGAAGAGCAACTTGCTCTACCCGCACGGCCCAAACGAGGATACGCCCACCAACGACTGGTTTGCGCTCTCGTGCTACGTCGTGAACGGGTCTGGGCAACCGATAGGTGTCAACCAGAGCCGCGCCTTCTTTAGCTGCCTCGCGACGATGCATTACAAGGACGCATGAGGCGCCTCGGGAAAGGCCTCCCGCAGGGAACCCGCGGTAGCGCCCCCGGAGGGCCCCCGGAGGGCGGAGCCGCAGGCTCCCGTCTCACCGCCTCTGCGTATCAAATCAGGGTGCCTATCGCGCACACCCAAGTCGTCAGATTACAGGGGCATTTTTTTGTGCCACACCTGTCAAACACCGATGGCACACCCGATCGCAGTCTGGGACTGGACCCTCCCCGCTGGTGACCGCACCGACGACGAGGTGCTAGACACCGCGAAGAAGCTGTTCAAGAAGTACGCCTTCCAGCTCGAGCAGGGCGACTCTGGATACCTGCATTACCAGGGGCGCGGCTCGCTGCAGAAGAAGCGCCGCTTTACCGAGCTCAAGGCCCTGGCAGACAAGATCGGGTGGAACGACTGCCACTGGTCACCGTCGTCCACCGCGTCCCAGAAGGGCGACTGCTTCTACCCCACGAAGGAGGACACCAGGGTCAGGGGCCCCTGGACCGACAAGGACCAGCCCGCGATGTATGTGCCGCGGCAGTACCGCGACCTGGAGAAGAAGTTACACCCGTGGCAGCAGACCGTTTGGGACTCTGCCGACACCTTCGACGCGCGGAGCATCAACCTCATCTACGACGCGGAAGGGGGCAAGGGCAAGTCCACGCTTGCAAGCCTTATGGACTTGCACCGCAAAGGTATCGACTTGCCACCCATGAACGACGCGGAGAAACTCATCCAGTCCGTGGCCGACATCCTCATGGCGCGCGAGTTGCGCACGCCCGGGGTCGTGTTCGTCGACCTCCCCAGGGCCATGGACAAGAAACGGCTAGGTGGCCTGTACACGGCCATCGAACAGATCAAGAAGGGCAAGGTGTACGACATTCGGTACACGTACAAGGAGTGGTGGTTTGACTCCCCCCAGATCTGGGTCTTCACCAACATCGAGCCCGACCTGACCTTGCTCAGCCGGGATCGGTGGAAGATCTGGACCATCGAAGACATGGACCTTGTGCCAGTTGTGCCAACCGCTTAAAGGAAATATAGATTGGCACATGGG